CAGATTAAGGGGAACAAATACCTCGCTATCACAATCAGGGCAATCCACCTTGATGTCATCAAAGATTGGACCAAAGTTTCGGATGTTAATTTCTGACGCAATCTTTTTGCGGTCATTAACACCGAGATTTTGTACCTGTGCTTTTCCAATCACAGGGCTGCCATTAATTGTGTTTACGCAGTTTTCTAACAAAATAGTGGTTAGTTCTGCCACTGATTTATCAGCGTTATTTACAAGGTCTTTTTGAGTATGACCAGTAGGGAGTGAAATCTCTACTGGGCCAACTTTACATTCAACTGTAAAATTACGTTGGTAAATATCTAGAATTGCCTTAATTTTTACATCTTCGTTAATGTTAATTTCAACATCTTTAAAGGTGTTGTCGTTTGGGCAAAGTCCTTGGAGTACGGCAGTATCTCCAAAGGTTGCTTTATAAATAGCAATCATAAGAAAGTCTCTGTCACCTACAAGTAGGTTATCTAGCATTTCCTCAGTGGCTTTTTCTTCACCAATACGTACAACTCCACGAGAAAGAATTGTTAGCAGTGCCTTTCCTACGTTAGTAGCACGGGCAATTGCTTCTTCATCTTTACCGTTTAGTTCACGTACTTCAACTTCTCTAATGACTTCCCCAGCGGGTGTCACATACCCGCCAGGGAGTGTCACTACAGTTTCAGAAGGGTGCAGAATGGTTACGCTTTTATCTCCAGGCTTTTCTGCCAAAGATTGAGCAACCATCTGATTTACAAGGTCGGGATTATCTGCTGCTTTAACAGAGTTAACTGTTTGTGTGCTCATGTTGTGTTCCTATTCTCTTCTTAGTTAGTTTCCACCTGAAGCACCAATTGCTGGTGCTGGTGTAAATACGTTGTTAGTCATGCTTGACCATGCAACGTCAAAACCTTCGTGTACTAGAGTCATTTGCTCTACAAATAGAGAGTTGTCACCAGCGTTAAGGTCTGAGTATGCCACAGCAGTAGGCCATGCGTTGTAAACCTTGAACTGCATTGCAACATCTTTTACGCCTTCTTCTGCAGCCGTAATGACTGGAATTGGGTGTGCTAGAACCTTGATAGTTACATCGCAACGGAATCCTTGGTCAATAGTGCGCTTTGGTCCACCTTGGACTGTTGCGAACATATTACGCATCCAATCCCACTTTGCCTTCTTTCCAATAACTACGCCGTTTTGTAGCGTAATTGGCTGGAATGAAGTCTGTCCTGGGATTTGATGAACGGTAGTGTTAAAGCCACCTTCACGGTACGGAATCGAGTCAGTTGTTACCGCTAAGCCTGAGACTGAAGTAAACCCTAACGTTGCTGTTGCAATGTTGAGGTTTGTGTCTGCGCTATTAACAGCGGAAAAATTGACAAGAAACCGAAAGTTACGAATCGGGTCAGTTGTTAACGTGGACCGATTTTGATAAATGCTTGCCATTTACGTTACCTTCTTTCTTAGTTTGCTGTCTTTTGGCTTAAGGTAATGATTACAAACTCGGCTGGATATTGCAGAGCAACTCCAACTTCGATGTTAACTTGTCCTTGAGCAATCAGATTGTCTGGGTTGTTTTCAGCGTCAACCTTTACGAAAAAAGCCTCTGCTGGTGATGCACCACGAAGACCGCCTTGATTACGGTATTCATTTAAGAATGATGTAAAGGCTGTGTCAATACGTTCCCACAGTCTTTCGTCATTATTCTCAAATAGTGCAAATTGAGATAGGTCGTTCAGTTTCTTAGTAATAAAGATAAGAGAACGACGCATGTTTACATACTTGTTTGCAGTTCCGTCTTGCTTCAAAGTACGAGCACCCATTACTGAGAGACCTGCACCTGGAATCTGACGAATTGGATTTACTGGACCAACAGCACTATTCATGCTGTCAAGTTCTGCTGAAGTAAAGGACTTTTCAAGAGCAATTGCTCCTGCAACAGTTGTTCCAATACCTGCTGGAGATTTAAATGGCCCGACAGTTGCATCAGTGGCTAGATAAATTCCAGCAACTGCTCCTGCAGGTCCAATTAAACGAATTGCAGATGCACCACGTCCTACTGGGTCAGTAATAAAGTAGTGTGGGTAATAAACAGCACCGTGGCTAAAACCAACAAGTGCAGTAGCGACAGAAAGAGCCTGACTTACTGTACGGGCTGCTGGGGTCTCTGCAACAACAAAGTGCTTACCATCGGTTGCAGCCCAAGATATGGCTGCTGCAATAATTACACTTGCAGTATTTGCTCCCATGAGCACATCTAGTGCTGGGAAGAACACAACAAGAGGTCTATCAATTTTGTTGAACTCTGCAATGTAACCTGTAGCAACATCGTTGAAGTCTGCTTCAACAATAGTGCCACCATTTGAACCGCCAGTTAGTGGATATATTGAGGTATTAGGTGCATTGACTGTATCATTGATAGTCAGTTTAATGTAACTAGATAGTGTATTTACTACAGTTTCGGCATAGTCACTTAGAGTTACTCCTGCAAATACAACATTTTCAAACGATTCAAGAAGCACATCATTTGAAATGTCTTGAGCAGTTCCTGCAACTCCTTCTTTGTAAACATTGATGTCCCAATATCCTGCACCTGCAACACCTGCAGTTACTTTAACACGAAGGTTATTGCCATCTGCTCCCTTATCACGAGCAGCAAATGTAAGAACGTTGCCAACACCTTGTGCACGAGGGATTGTTACTCCTGCGGTTGCTGCATCGGCTGGAAGCATACGCTTTACGTAAAGTTCGCGTCCACCATTTTGGAAAAAGGCTCCAACTTGGAAAGATGCTGGAAAAGAGGCGTTGTAGCCCCCATAAATTTTGGTAAATTCATACCAAGATGAAACGTACGTTGCTGTGGTTGGACCACTTGCAAACGTACCAACTACTGCTCCTGCTGCTTGGGCAGTGCCAAGACCAGCGATAGGTGCAGGTAACAAACGTTCACTGATGTAAACGCCTGGGCGTTTGTAAACTGTCATTCTGTTTTCTCCTAACTAGGGTTTAGTGTTAGCGTTATTGTGGCGTTATTGTGAACGTTTCGACCCCAGTAAATCTCCCACGAGGAGTTCCAAGAGGTCCCGATGTTGTAACTTTTTGCACCTTAAATAGTTCTCGGTATTGAGTAAGTGGCATTTCGGATGAAATACGCACTCTTATTGCATTGCTGTACAAACGTTTCCCTTGTTCAACAAGGTCACGTTTGGCAATATCTAGTACATCTAACCTACGGATGGTTTCATCGGTGGTAGATAGTGACCCAAATCTAAGCGGTAGTCTTGTGTACAAGAGGTCGCTTAAAATTTGTCGGTCATGTCGTGGATGACGAGCAAAAGTTGTAATTTGATAATCAATAAAAACTGGGATTGGAAAACTTTGTTTTGCACCCTTACCTTGCGGTAAGTTATCAGGTTCCATGTACTTAAAGTAGTCATAGTCAGACTCATCTATAGTGCCACGCATGGCTCGGTCACGTTCTTCACCAATATCGATAAGGTCGATAGTCATGTAAGGAAAGGACTGCTCACGTAGTTCTTGGTCAGGCATGCCAAACCAAACTCCTACAGGACGTGTTGCTCCTTCTGAGTTTGCTCTCTGGTCGGTAACAACCATGCCTTTAAGTAAGTTCTTTAAGGCTTCATCTTCGGTTAAAAATAACTGTCCAATTGTCATTTGAGTAACTTCCCCGCTACCTTGAGAAGGTAAGACTCAGCATTGCTAGTTCTATTGCCATAGCGATGTAGGGCAGGAGAAAGTTGTTGGCTAGGGGTTCCAAACTCTAAGTTGCCAACCTCTGTTTTGATGTCTTCTGGGACATCGACAGTAAACTTACCGCTCTCAAATTTAACCTTTATACGGTTAACTACAGCAGAAGGCCACCCACTAGAAAGGCACTCTTGGCGTAATTCAGCAGTCATCATGACCGCTGTTTTTTGGGCTGACTGTACTAAGACTTGGCGATAGTTATTTGTTTTCACGGCGTGACTTCTTGAATATTGCGTTGGTTGCGTACTTAGTCCCAAAATAACCAGCCAATAATCCCACTAAAAAAGTGTGCTGACTGTTGGGTCTTTGACCGTACATACCCTTAACAAATTCGTCACGTTCGCTGGCAGAATGAATGTTTGTAACCTGTTCATACCACGGAATAGACATAACTAACCTCCCAGAGGTCTCACATAATCAGCAAGTAGTACAGTAAAAACCCGCATAGTTTTTACTGCTTAAAGAATAAAGCCCCCAGGAGAACTCTGGGGGCTGAACTCATTACTTCTTTTTAGGCTTTGGTTTGGACTTCTTGCTGCTGTCTTTTTTGGCAAATTTTTTGTTGGCGGAAGCAAGGGTTTTCATTCCGTGCTTGTTCTTAGGCTGCATGCAGCCACAGGTAGCGCACATTACTTCTTCTTCGCCTTACAAGCCTTGCAAGTACCACAGGTACATGCCTTGCCACTGGCCTTTGACTTTGGACCCTTACCGAATCCTGGCTGACCCTTTTT